TTAGTTCGTCTTCGGTGACTGCGGAAAATCCGAAGTCAAAATCCATATCCAGGTCTATGTCTGACATACTTATCCTCATGTGAAAAATCTATCTAGGGTTAATTTCTTTTCATAATTCCAACCGATAACCTTTAACACGCTATTCAGTGGCTCAATGAAAGTCTTGTGGAACTGTGTATCATAATCAATGTAGGGTGCGACATTAAATTCTACTGGCAACTCGCCTGGGCATGAAATGACATTACCGCCTGACGGGTTTGGTACACGCAGATAGCAAAACTTGATCTTGTCTGAACTCGATACCAACGGATACTTATTGCCAACATCATACTTGTTCACTAGGTAGTTATACACCAAAGCACCACGAGCATGAATCGGTGTACTCTTTTTGTATACCGTATTTTTATCACTATATTTCTCAAGGTTGTTCACACCACGGGGGAAAGCCACTTCTTCGAAACTAGACGAAAAGAACTTGGTTCTGAAATCAGATACGAATTTGATTAGATCATCCTCGGTCTTCTGCATGATAATCTTAAAGCCTTCCTTAATCGCAACACGACAGATACCTGGAGTCGAAGACTTGATAGCTTCCATGCCCATAATCTTCAGCTTAGGCTCCTTGAAACGTTCACCCTCAAGGTCATACATGTTGAGAATGTAGTGCTTCTTGGCTGTCCAGATACCACGGTCTGCAATGGCTTCACGCTTCATGAACATCTTCTGAGCATAAGCATTCATGTGGCGATATCATCGACTGGCTGATTACCCATCTTATCAACAACCTTTTCCATCGTGATGTAAAGGGAGTCGGTATCAGAAGCAACAACATAATCCTCGCCTTCTGTTTTCAAGAAGTCGTTCAGATAGATGTTCATGTCGCGTTCCATCCAACGGATAGACAGCTGACCAGACATGGTGATAGACTCGGCATTTCTCAAATCATACCAACGGAAATACTTGTTACCAAGAGCACCGTAGGCTGAGTTGAGCTGAATCTTCTTTGCCATTTGCATGTTGTGGCACTGATCCACTCGGTTCGCAAGACGCTTGCGTTCCGCAGGGTCTGCATCATTACCAAGAGCCTTCAGCTGCTTGTTGGCAGACTTCTTCTCGTTGTTCCACCACACACGATCATCGTATTTGGTCTGCATCAATTCACCCAGGAAACCTTGTACGCCACGATCAAAGGTCCAACCACAGGCACTGACAGTAAGATTTTTTGCTATCAGATCTGATCGAACTTCATCGCTCAAACCATTCTCAAGAATGGAATCAACGTTGATACCATCGATATGATTCATGATTGTTTCAGGGCTGATGTTGTACTGCATGATAAGATGTGGGTACAGTGAGTTCAAGTCAAAAGACACGACCCACTTACTCATACCGATCTTAACATCCTTGACGAACCCCCCACCAAAAGTCTCGTCACTTTCACTGACCTTGACAAAAGGAACGACAATGTTTCGATCCATAAGGTGGTTATGAATGATAACATCCCACATACGAACTGTAGTCAATGTGTCAGAGTAGGTGATCTTCGCATCGTATGCCATAGCAAACACTTGCGAGATAAACTTCTTCTGGGCTTCAAGCTTATCTACCAGTTCAACGTCTCGAATGTTGTAGTCGATGAACTTCTGATAATCGTTTTTATACAACGCAAGCAGCGAACCATGCTCAGAGTAATCGAGCTTCTTTTCACCCAATTCATACTCAGCAATATGATCCAGCTTGTAGGATTCCTGGGGTGTGTACGAGAACTTCTTGTACAGCTGTAAGTAGTCGAGAACCGTGATTCCGACAGGAACAAACGTTTCGTTCTCTTTCCCCATGATCTCGATCTTCTTCTGGTCGAGCAAACGCCAGGGCGACAGAGTACGAGCTTCTTCAGCACTCAACACTTTCGTGATTCGGTTCACCAGATACGGCACGTCAAAGAACTCAACGTTCCAACCAGTCAGAACATCGGGTGTGAGGAACGGTGCGTTCCATGCCATAAGGAATTTGCGAAGCAGATCGCGCTCATTTAAGCACTTGACGTAAGTCACACGAGAGTCGGTTACCGTGTAATCCTTGCAACCAAACACATAGAACTTGTTGTTCTTCGACAAACAGATAGCCGTGACTTCTTTGTCGGCTTTCTGAATATCAGGAAACCCATCATCGGCTGCGACCTCGATATCCATATTGACAACAGAGATCTTAGACTCGTCATACTCGATGGTCTTTGGGAAGTAGTCGTTGATGAATGGGTATGCGTAGTTCGTCATACCATAGATTTGGAAGCCATGAACATCGTCATAGCGACTGACAAAATCCCTGGCTTCAGACGGCGTATCGAAGTCAACTCGATCTACAGGCTTTCCATCCAGGGTTTTGTACTTACTATCATCCGATTTAGATGGAACAAACAGATATGGTTTGCACACATGCTCTTCTCGGATACGAGCACCATTGTCGTATCCACGGACGAGAAGTTTACCCCTGTGTAGGTGTACATTAGTATAAAAAAGCATTACAACTCCATAATAATCCCTGCATTATACAGGAAAACAACTCACAATTCAAGACACCTTATCGGGTATCTTTCTTAACACCAATGTTATATTTTGCGACCAGTTCCCATTCATGCTTCTCTTTGTGAGTCAGAATCTTTATCTGATTCAAAGGAGACTTCGGGGTTTCTGCTTTTGCTTTGTTTACGATCTTAACCAAACCCCACTCTTCAAGAAGAAGCGCGATGGTATTTCTGCGGGATAGATCGTCTTCAGAGAAGTCTGTACCTTTACCATCTAGGGCAAACAACTCTTTAAAGTGCACTATGTAATAGCGACCTTGTTTGTGTAGGATATGACAGGATTGATAAAGCTTGTTGTCCTTCCTAGACGCTACACCGATTCTTGTTAATGTTTCACGGACCTTCAGAAAATCATCTTCATGTCCTAGTTCTACCTCAATTAATGATTGTAATAAACTCATGGTTCACCTGTTTTTAATTTTTCTTTTATCAGGTGAAGCTGCTTCTCAGTCAATACTCTCAGTGCATCACTAGCCTTTTGCGTATTCAACCCATAATACTGCTTCACCGCTTCCAGGTCGAGATCCTCACTTGCCTTAGCCCACTTAGCATAGCGTTTCTTCTTCCTAACGATATTTATAAGATAGTCGAATTGAAGCTTCTTATCTAGGTTTGGATACTGGTTCATCACGTTTGCATACATGATGGTATCCACATGCTGAGACAGACCACGGTTGATCAGAAATGGCTGATAATCGGACTCGGCTAACTGGTCGTTATCCGTACCAGTCATTAAGTCCGTTTTATCATAATTGATAGCATTCAGATAATCAAAAGGATTACTCATCTTCCTCACCATTCATGTGACCACATTTCTCACATTCATGGGGATTCATCTGTTGGACCATATCTTGCAGACTGCTCGTGCACCAGCAACAAAAGGCAACAGGAATGATACCGAAGTATCCTCGGATATCACCATCATCTTCATCCAGTTCTGACGAGCAGATGCTGCACTCTTTCAGGTTCATAGCGTCCATTGCGCCAGTATCTTCCACTTTCACTTTCTTCTTACGAGCCATAATTAATCCTTAAATTCAACTTGAACCATAATCTCTGCCATACAAGCAGCAAGATTGATTTCATGATCTGTGACAAACGCATTCTTGTATTGGTACTCAGCAAGGATAAGAACAAGCTGTGGGATAGAAGAAGGTTTGATGTACTTAACTGCGTTATCATACAACGCCCTGAACAGCCTACTGGTGTCCTGGTCGGTGTTCTCTGATACCCACTGGCGAACCTCGGTGAAGTTACGCTCTTTCATCAGCATGATTAGCTGATTCAAAGATACCTCGCTGAAGTTAGAAAGGATACCGCTGTCAATTGAACCAGTAGCGGAATATCGTTGCAGTTCATTAAGACACTTACGCCAGTCAGGATAGTATTTCTTAATGACTCCAGCAACAGCTGCCTGATCGTATTTGATAGCATTCTCGCCCAGGATATTTTGTACACGCTTGTAGAACAAAGCAGCAAGCTTAGGTGCATCTTCCTTTTGAAACGAGAAATTAATAACGCTGAATCGACTCTGGAGTGGCTCCATAATCTTATTCAGGAAGTTACAGGTCAGAATGAAACCGCAGTTCTTACTGTACTCTTCAATGAAATTACGAAGTGCTGGCTGTGTTGCATGGGTAAGATAATCGCCTTCATCGATGATCACATACTTGCGACCACCAACGAAAGAAACCGTAGATGCAAACTGTTGGATTTTTGTTCGTAGCACATCGATGCTACCATCCAGAGAACCATTGATTACAATGTAATCGCTACCGATCTCTTCAAGCAAAGCACGGGCAACGGTTGTTTTACCGATACCAGCACGTCCAGTCAGAATGAGATTGGGAACATTCTTATCCTTGATAAACTGTTTGAAAGTTTGCTTCAGATCATCGGATAGGATACATTCGTCAATAGTTTTAGGGCGATACTTCTGCGCCCAAAGATAGTCTTCCATCATCATATAAAATAACCTTATTCAAATTTGCTTGTGATATCACCAGAGATCCAGTATTCCACATCATCAGAATACAAGTATGCAAACCCCTGTTCAGAAAGCTTAACATTATAATTATCAGAAAGCAACTTCATGTTTTCAGCTTTGAAAATAAACTGGAAACACTTGTCGGTTTTACCAACAACATAAGAATAGGTATCGCCAGTAGGGTTTTTAACATCAATGGCTTTTATGTAAATGTTGTTACCATCACCCGTGAAAGCGATTTCAGGCAGTTGTAGAATGCTCAAGCCCTTATTAATCGATGCGAAAACATCCTGGTTGAGCGTGAATTCAACATTGCAGTTGCTAGTATCAATTTCCTTCTCAGGTGCTGCGTAGATCATTGATTTATCAGCAGAAGTAAAGTTGACGTGGCGAGTACCATCATCACTGGCAATGACAAGTTGTTTATCATTGACGGTGATTGCAGGGGTTTCGAATAACGACAGAATACCGATAAAGCGGTTTAGGTCATAAACCGCAAACTCTTTATCAACAGCAGCTGAAAGTTTGGCTCTCGCCATCACATTGCGTGACAGCGAGATTGTGCTCAAACGATTACCTTCACGGAACAAGATTGACGGATTGATTGTTGCAAAATTCTTCAGGATCTGAAGAGTACGTAGGTCAAACTTCATAATATAAACTCCAATGATTAAAAATTACTTCTTACCAAACTTGCCCACCCATCTTCTGCACATTATAACAGAACATGTAGTCTTCTGACAAGTAGCGTTTGGAATCAGGGTCGATGATGCAGTCAAAGTAAGCATGGATCTCACGGCTACCGTCAAATGCTGCGGTACGGACGTGATCTGGCTTGTAGGACAAATGCGGGAACGCTGCTTTGTACTTCTCGAAAGTAGCACGGCGAATCATCATGAAACCAGTACCAGCTTCGGAAACTTCTGCTGGTGAGTTGATCGGGATTTCATTCTGACCGTTGCGTGGGTTGAACACATAGTCACCGACAAACTTCTCAAGCTCTTGTGGGTTCTCGTCTGCAAAACCTTTGTCAACGGCTTGCTTAATCTTTTCCCAGGAGATACACTTCTTAGGATACGGACCAGCCAGAACGTCATATGGGCTTTCATCGTCTTGAATAGCCATTAGAGCCAGAACGTCATTTGGATTGAATCCAATGTCGCTGTCGATGAACATCAGGTGAGATGCTTCACTACGCAAGAATTCATCTACGCAATAGTTACGAGCACGGGTAATCAACGATTCGTTGAATAGGAAATAGAACTGGATCTGAATTCCGTGGGCAGCACACATTGCAGAAAGATCGGCAATAGAACGGGTATACATACCAGCACATTGACCGCCATACATTGGGGTTGCTACAAACAGCTTACGCTTTCTCAGTTCTTCAATTGGGACTTGGACTTTAAATGACATTATCACTCCTTATAATAAAACAATAGTATACCACTAAACTGGCAAAAAATCAATACTTACCTGAAGTCTTGAACCAGTCACCTTTCAATTGAAAACCACCACCAGAGGCAGCAAATATGCGTTCACATTGCGTGTTGCATTTCGGACAGGATTGCTCACTGTCCGATTCTTGCATTCTGATTAGCTTTTCAAAATCACCATGCTTTTGGCATGAATATGTATAAATGGGCATTAATTAATTTTCACCCTTTCTCACTGTAGCTGTATTTGATTCTTTATCAACATCAACAGCAAACTTACCAGCACGTACAACATTCTTTGCACCACCTTTCATACGAAGACCAGCAATGATGCCCTCACCTTTTGGAACGCTGTTGTACTTGTGATCCAAGTGACGGTGATCGTGCTCGTCACCATCTACAACACGATACTTCTTACCAGTTTCTTCGTCATGGACATGAGTTGGTAGACCACCAGCTGGGCGATTACGGGCAGAAGTCTGAACTTTGAATACCATCGATGCCACACCACCTTTATCCAGGTGCTTGCGTACATCCTTCCAGTTGCTGTCTTCGTGATTGATACCAGTAGAAGACATGGTTAGGTGATAGTTGCTTGGGGTCTTGGTGCTCTTTGTGCGACCAGCAATTTTAGTGTAGTCGTAAAACTTAACATCTTTGTGTTTCTCGAACAGCTGTGGTGCTAGTTGTTCGTGTGGAATATCACTGGTTCCGTTCAAACGGACAGCCAGTTGCTTACCTTTCTTTTGGGCAGCAGTCTTGGCAGATGTGATTTCCTGGTCAAGCTTTGCGTAGAAGTGGGTTGGATGATCAAACATCAATTTGGTACGCCAGATCTTAGCGTCTTTAGTTGGGCGCATATGGGCGCGACCAGCTTCTTTACCCAGGCAAGCAGCTTTACATTCTTTCGATGCTGCTGGGCAAACGTCAACACCAGACATGGTAGAAGGCGCAAGGAACAGAGCCTTTGTATCATGATCTGGCATCTTTTCTCCGTTCTTGGCAAGCTTTGGGTTTGCCGATTCAGGAGTCATCATTTTTTTGGATTCAATACCCTTTGCTTCGGCGTGGATTTCCTTCTGTCTTTCTGGCGTTGCGCCGAAGTATTCAGAAGCACCTCTTTTCAGTTTGTGCCAAGGGTTGTTTGGATTATAGTTTCCACCATCTGCTTCACTGATAATATCATCAAAGAACGAATCATCAATAGCGTAGGTTTGGATCTCAGACTCAACGGTCTGTTCAAGCTGCAAGCGGTCTTGAAAAAATTGTTTGAAATTTAGCATCATGTCCTCAAATAGATGGGTTTACCCTCTATTTAGCATCCGTTGGACTTGCATCCAGATCGACAATTTCTGCGTCAATTTCTTCAAAATCTGTCTGCTGTGCGTACCCGCAACGGATACAGGCTTTGTATGTTATCTCAAAGTTCTCTGCCCTGAATACCAGGGTCTTGGTTTCATGACCAAATATCAGGCAGACTAATTCGCGGTATATTTTTTTTATCATAAGAAAA